CGAGTGTGCGAGTTGCTCAATGCTGCGCGTGACCCGCTGCGAGGTCCAGCCGAGATAGTTCATGCCGGCGACCTTGAGGGTGAAGTCATCACTCATCGCTGAGCACCTCAATCGGCACGCCAGCAGAAACGAGGCATGGATTGCGCAACCCGTTGCGCTCGATGATTTCGGTCTCGCGCGTCGCGTCGCCATAGAGCAGCTGGGCAATGACAAGGGCCGGAAGCGTCGCGGTCGGCGTGTAGTCAACGACTCGCGGCAGATCGGATGCGAGGGCGTTCAGGTGCTCGATCATCGCCACACGCAGGTCGACAAGTGGCCCGTAGGTGGTGTCGTCAGCCGTCTCGATCAGGTCGTCGAGCGCGTCCGATAGCTCGTCACGGACACTGGTGACCTTATCGGCGCTCGCGAATGGAATCTTGACCACGGCCTGGCAGGTGGCAATTGCCACCGTCGCCTTGACCATGGCGATGAATGCCGCCTGGTTCTGGGCTTGGATCTCGCGAGTCGGTGTCATCTCGGGCACAGCTGTGAGGTCATCACCAAAAACGCTCATCTGTCGGAACGCCACCATGAGCAGCTCGGCGCGCTGGTCGCCGCTCGCTGGCGTGGCGCTCGTTGGCGATGTCGATGGCGTGCCGGCGACGGACCCAGGTACCTCGTCGTCGGCGAAATAGGCGTCCCAGGCGTCCCCGATCGCCGAGACGCCGGCGGTGATGTCCGAGATAACTGCCTTGACACGGTTGGCCAGCTGGCCGGGGAGCGCGATTAGGGACGCGGCGGAGCTGGCAAGGTCGGTGATGGCGGCACCGAAAGCATCGACCTTGTTCATGACCGAGTTGACGAGCCCTTTCACCTTGTTGAGCGTCGAGGTGATGCCATTCACGCCGTTGATGAGCTCCTGAGCCGCGTCGCGGACGAACTGCGTGACCCCGGAGGCCGCCGAGAATGCGGCAGAGAATGCCGCTGCGACCGCAGCAAGAGCCGTGACGCCTTTCAGAGAAACGGTGCCGGCTGTGTCTTTTGATGGCTCGGCCGGCGTCGCGGTTTCGGTGACGTCGAGCGAGAAGCGCGCCATCCCACCCTCTTGGGTGGTCTCTGTGAGTTCGATATCGCTGGTGACCGCGACGTTGAAATTGCCCCAGTAGGGATGCACGAGCGGGCCCGGGCCCTTTTCCTCAAATGCGATCTTGAGCGCGTCCCGGTCCGCCATGTACTCGGGCCCGAGGACATAGGCGTCGAGTCGCAGGCGACGCGCCTTCATGCCCATGTCTTCGGTCGTAGCCTTATCTTGGCCAGGGAACTCATGGACCACGGTCCGACGGCCGACAACAGCGCTGCCCTTCTCGACGTAGAATTTCTTGCCCCGGAACGACCCCTCGCCGCGGAGAAAGAGCTTTTGCGCCCAGTCGGTCACGGTCTCAACCTCCGACCGTCTGCATGCCGGTGTCGATGCCGAGGTCAATGCCGCCGCTCGCCTGGGCTTTCGTCACGGTGACGGGTCTGTCGGAATGGATCTTGAGGTCGATCTGGCCGCCAACTTTCTGCATCCCGCCAGGGATCGCCGGCGTCGTGATGGACGGCATGGCCGAGGTCATCATGCCCTTAACGTCGTGGAGCATCGCCGTCGGGTTGAGCATCTCGCCCATGAGCCGGAAGGGGGCCGTCATTGTGGCGGCGAGTCCTTGGCCAAAGTTCATCTCCTTCAGGTTCTTGCCCCCGGTGGCCGTTTCACCAATGCCTTTGATCGTGTCGCTGATGCTCAGCCCCTTGATGTCTTCCCAGTGCTTGACCAGCTCGGCGATGGCGAGCGAGACCGCTGCAATAGCGGCAGCCACGGCCACGAATGGCGCAGCCGCGGCCCAGGCGCTGGCAGCAACCGACCCGAGCGCCGGTGGTAGGGTGATGAGCTTGGCCAGGAGTACAGCGGTCTTGACGGCCCCGAAAGCCATCTGCAACGCCCCGAAGCCGCTCATGATGGTCGATAGCGTCCACATCACGCCAGTCAACACGGTGGCGAGGGTGCCGGCAACGAGAGCGCCTTTCAGAATCGTCGAGGTGAGCTTCGGGTGGGCGGTTGTCCACTCCTTCACCCACTTGATGATGCCAATGAGGCGCTTGGTTCCTTTTTCGAGTGTCGGCCCGAGGTTTTCTCCCAATGCGATGTTGAGCTGCGCCAGTTGTGACGTGAGCGTCTTGGATGCCGCTTGGGCCGTGCCACCCATGATTGCGCTGATCTCGGCCAGCGATCCCTGTGAGTGGTCGATGCCTTCGGCCAGCGATTTGAACTTGCCTTCGTCGATGTTGGCAAACAGTGCGGCTGCACCCTGGGCGCCGCGCTCGCCGAATAGATAGGTCAATGCCTTGGTCTGCTTTTCCTCAGGCAGCGCCTCGATTTTGGTCTTGAGTTGGCCGAGGGTCGCAACGAGGTTGCCGCTCGGTTTGACGCCAAGGTAATCGAGCACCTTCTTGGTGTTGCCCATGGCGCCACCGCTCAGCCCTATCATTGCCTTGCGCAGCACCAGGGTTGACTGCCCAGCGTCAACGCCTGCATCTGACAACAGCGCCGCCATCGCAGCGGCGGTGCCGAGGCCAGTTTTGGTTTCTCTGGCCGTGTTGCCGACCTTGCGTAAGACCTCGCCGAGATCACCGACCGAGATCCGTGACTTGGTGGTCGCAACTGCCATCACGTCACCGACTTGACCCGCCTGCGAGGCCGAGAGGCCGAAGGCGCCCATAATGCCGGTGGTCGCGCGCACCGTATCGCCGAGGTCGGATTGTGCCACCTTGGCCACACTGAGTGCTGTGGGCATGGCGGTGAGGATCTGCGCGTTCGTGAAACCGGCCTTGCCAAACTCGGCCATCCCGCGCGCCACGTCGACCGGCATGGCGCCGCCAATGTTCGAACTGACACCAATGATCGAGTTCTCGAGCTCCTCCATGCCGCGCGAGCTGTTCTTGGTGAACATCTGCACGCGTGCCATCTCGGCGCCGAAGGACTCGAAGCCGGAGATCATGGGGGCGAGCGCGCTTTGGATGCCGTCGCCGAAGTGCTTCACGCCCTCGCCCGCCTGGCGGATATTGCCGGCCACCTCGAAGCTTTTGCTGGCCTGGGAGGCTGCGGTCTTCATGGCCGCGAAGTTGTTGGTCACCTCGCGTATCGGCGCGGTCGCACGGTTGATGGCGCTGATGATGATGCTGAGGTTCAGATCGCCTGGCATTTCACCGCCTCACCCTGACTGCCTGCTCGTGCCACATGAGGACCTCGTCTGCGTCCATGGCCCACAGCTCGGAGGGCTGGAAATGAAAGACGGCTGCGAGATCGCCTAGGGCTTCCCTCCAGTTTTGGATTTTTTTCCCATGGTGCTCGCCACGCGACTGCAAAGCAGGGCGTCGCCTCCGTCCATCTTTTCAAAAGCAGAAAACGGAAGACCGGACAGGGATGCGGCTAGAGTGAAGCCCTTGGCGAGATCCCCATCTCGCTTATCCGTCTCGAGCCAGTCCTTGCCGCGCGGCTTGCGAAACGTCACGTGAGTGATCTCTGCCTTGTCGATATCAATCGGCTCGTCGAGCGTCACGGTCTTCGTGCCGTCCTCGTTGACGACCACGTGCGGATCGGCGGCGAGGTCATCCGCCGCAGCGTCAATCAACTGCTCGAGCTTGGTGTCGGGCATGGGCTACTCCTTCTTGGCGGGGTCGCCGATGATCTCGATACCCGCCTTGCCATCGCCGCCTGTCAGCTCTGGCGGTTTGGATGCGAAGGCGTTGTTGACCAGATAGACCACGCCGACATCGGTCTCGAAGCGCACAGTGGCGTCGACCAAGGCGCCGAGCTCCACGAGATCCGTGTCGGCCATGTGGGCCTCATCGAAGGTGATCTTGGATGGCACGACCTTCTCGCTGTAGCCGTAGACCGAATGTCCGACCTGAGCGGTGCGCTCCTTGCCGCCGACATCGAGCTTGGCGCCCTCGTAGCTTCGGCGAAGCTCACCGTTGAAGTAGACGCGACATATACCCGTACATTGCGGCATGACGATCTCCTAAGCTAGAGCAGGTATTGGATCTGCCCAGCGAACACTCTGAACTGGTTCAGCAGGTTTGGTCCGAGCCGGACGTCAACACGACACACGTCATTGACGTTGCGCTCGACGATGATCTCGGTCTTGAACTGCTCGAAGTCCTCGACCAACCCGGCGTTCTCCCAGAGGCCGAACAGCGCCAGAATCTCAGACTTGATGATCGCCGGCGTGACAATCGCCTGCCCAGGGCTGAAGTTCGTCCCGTCGGCCGCCAACTTGCACCGTGGGAACCGCAGCGCGATCCGGTTGCGCAGCGAGTACCGCAGGTAGGCCAGCGTCCGCATCGTCTCGATATCGAGGTACGACGGATCCGCCACGCCAGCCGCATTGAGCTGGTACGTGGTGATCATGCGTTCCACGAGGCAGAGGTTGTCCGATGTGACCGTGTAGGTCATGACGCCGTCGTAGAGCAGGGTATTCCGCTCGGTCTGTGTGAAGATGTAGGGCTTTGCTGGAGGTTGGCAGCCCGTCAATACCAAGGTCTGGCGCGGACGAGCTGGATCTGTCTCCGAATCGTCGACCGCCGCAGCCACGGCAGCCCAGGTCCACGTGGGCGTCGGGCTCAAACCGGCTCCGACCGCTGTGCTGAATGGGCTGTTGCGAGCGTTGCCGAGAGCCGTCATGGCTGCCTGATTGCCAGTGATGCCGTAGAACGACTGTCCCTCGCGTTGATCCATCGGGCCCCATCGTGTGAGCAGCTCGGCCTCGACCAAAGCAGTCGGGGTTGCCGAAGTAGCAGAGCCGCAGGTACAGAACGCGATGGTGTCGTACTGCGATGATCCCATCGCCGCCAGGCACGCGGTGATCGCCGTAACGCCCACGCCCGGTGTCGCGTTCAGCGAGAATGTCACGCCGATACCTGCCGGCAAGGCCTGGCCAGTGCCGTAGTTGACCCGAATATCCAGGTCCAGACCGATGGTCCCCATGTGCGCGAATGTGAAGCTGACCACGCCTGCGCCGTTGTCGGCCGTGGTTACGGGCAGTTGATACGCCGCCGCATAGGCCTTGACGGCTGTGGTCACGGCGATGGCGGTGTTGATCGCTGACAAGCCATTGGTCACGCCGACTGGGATGTACTCGCCTCCGATGTAGAGGTGGATGGTCCCCGCCTCAGTAGACGGCCCAGTGATGGTCATGGTGGCGATATTCGCCGTGGTCGCCGCGATATCCTCGGCGATGGCCCAGAGCTCGGTGTACGGATTTGCCGCCTTGTAGCGCTCGCACATGATGGCGAGCACTGAGCCGTGCCCGAAGTAGGTCTGTGCCGCCGCAGCACTCGGGATCGCTGTCGGGATGTTCTTGGCGACCGTTCCGGCCGCTCGCGTCGGGTTGGTCAGACCGGCGTGCCGGTAGCTAATGAGCAGCGCAACCTTGGGACGTGCCGGAGCACCTTGGACCGCTCGCGAGTTGTCGAACTCGATATACTGCCCAGGGGTGCGCAGCGTGGTCGAAATGCTGTTGAAGGAGATGGTCATTTGTCTACCTCGGTTTTGATGTCCCGCTTCCGGGGTCTTTTCTTGTCCGTGCTTTCCTCGGCAGGCTCAGGCGCCGCCGAAGGTATTTGTTCGATGACTGGCTGCTCGGTGACGGGCGGCGTCGGCGCTGCTCCCAGCGTCACGTCCTTGTGCAGCAGTCGGCGGTTCCAGTAGATATCGTCGGGCACATAGGCGCCATCGGGCGGCATGACCTCGCGCGTCGGGTACATCCTGACGAGGCCACCCGGCACCGGAACAACGAAGATCATCTTGGGTGCTTCCACGGTCTCTCCTAGTTCGACAGCAACCGCGCCATCATCTTGGTCAGGGTCACGTTGCCCGGGAACGTGTCGGACTTGACCCACAACTCCACGTAATCGGTCGCGGCCAAGCTCGCGAGACCGTTGAGTGAGAACGCCTCGGCGCCCTCGGCCGCGGTCATCTGCAGCTCGATGGCACTGTCCGTATCGACGACCCCGTTCTTGGCCAGAGCCAGCGTCACCTTTGCATCGACGCTCACGGTGACGGAGCCAGCCACGTCGACGGCGAACGGCCGTGTTGCCGTGCCGATGTTGCGAAGACGATTGGTCGTCGGCATGTCGACGCCACTGGTGACATCGATCGTCGTGGTGCCGGCGGCCTTCTGGTAAGTATTGGCGACAGCGATAGCCGTGGCCACCGCGGTCGAGACATGCATCCCGCCGTAGCTGCTCATGAAGGCACCTCGTGGCTCGACCAGATCCTCGGCCTCAGTGACGCCATCCATCGGAGCCAGATCATACTTGAGGTCGACCTTGAGTAGATCGTCGAGTGCGGCTGCGTCGTAGATGCAGAGGTCGGCTTTTTGCGACCAGCTCACCGACCAGATGGCGACGCCTTGGTTGTCGATGTCGCCGCTGTAGAGATTGTCGATCCGCATGCCCGTGGGGGCTTTGGCGTCGGCATACTTCCACTTGTTCTCGCAGACGAGCCCGGAGATGGTTTCGGCAAACGCCAAGGCCGCCGAGTCGCGCGATGTGACGGAACTACCGGTCGTGACGATGAACACCGCGACCTGAACATCACCGACGGCTTGCCCGCCCTGGCGCTCGAGCGGGCCGCCTAGGATGGCAACGAGCGCAGCGGGTTGCGATAGCGCGACGCGCTTCAGCTCCGCGAGGTTGAACCGCCCGCCGTGTGGCTGCACAGCCTTGAGGGTGGTGACCTCGGCCTTGATGCTGGCGACAATCGCCGCTCTGAGACCGACGAGGCTCATGCTGCAAGCCTTTTGTTGATCCAGGCGTCGATGACCTTCTCGATCTCGTCGACATTCTCATCCGACAGGCCCATGTAAGGACGCGCGGGAATGCCGCCGACGACTGAACTGGCATACTTCTCCGAAATGGCTTTGGCGAACGCGCCCTCGGCGACGAACCCGAAGTGCATCGCCGAGGCGTAGTCGCGGTCACTGCCGACTTCGAGCTTGTCGTCGCTTACGCGATGCTGGACTGTGTCGATCAGTTTTCCGTGCAGCTCGAGAAGCTCGCCACGTGAGTGCTTTTGCTTCCATGCCTCGTATTTGGGCGACAGCTCGGGCCATGGCTCGCCCTGTGGGCCGACCTTCTGAATCTTGAGGCGGTAGCGGATCTGGGTCTCGATGGTCTCGCCGACCTGGTCAAGCAAGTCGTGGATGTCGAGGGCCGACAGATGATCGAGCACTCGGGCCGCACGCTCAAAGCCGCTAATCTCGACTTCGATCTTGAGGCCTTCGTTCACATCACACCAGCCAGCTTCGTGCGCGAGAAGAGCCGCGCCTCGCTCGTGGTCGCGACCACCGCCTCGTCATTGGCGTCTGAGCTTTCCTCGGTGACCCCGATGCCTGCGATGCCCTTGGCCACGTCCTTGAGCCAGCCGATGGCGTCGGCGTACCGGGTGCGTTTCTCCTCGGTCATAGCCGTGCTGTTGATGGAGGCGCGGTACATGGCGATGTCGCAGCACTTGTTGGTAAGCACCGCCGGCACCGCGGGGAGCGGCAGTGTGTATTTGATGCAGAGATAGGAGTCGATCTCCTCGGAAGCTGCGGCGATGGCCGCCGAGATCACGCCGATATCCGCCACGCCGTCCGCGTCACGATCGAACGCAATGAGGACTTCTGCAGAACCGAAGATGGTCTGTAGGTCCGACAGCGTTGCATATGCTGGACTCGGCACACGGCCTCCTCACTATGCTTCGATCTTCTCGACAAGCAGCGCGAGCGCCGGCTTGCTCTCAAGGTTGGCGATCTGTTCCCGTGAGAGCTCATCGACGAACAGGATGACCGGCTCGCCCTGCTCGAACTTGCGCTTGATCGCCCAGAACCCACCCGCACGTTGCGCGGTGACTCGATACGCTGGCCGCTTTGGTTTAGCAGCCGCGGGAGCAGCGGCTTCTGCCTTTGCCTTCTGCTCATCCGCGATCGTCTTGGCCGCCTCGTCGGAATAGCCGGCGGCCTTCACCTGCTCGACCGTCGGGACTTCCACGCCGTTGACCAGAGCGACAGGCTCACCAGCGAGCTTGCGCTCCTCGGCCGCGATGATCGCTGGCTCGACGGACGGCAGGGTCACATCTTCCAAGACCTTCGCCGGCTCCGGGGTCTTCTCGTCCGGCAACTCAACCGCCTTGAGGTGCTCCGACTTGCTGCTGTGGTGCTTGTTCTTGAAGGTCATGAAGCCACCCTTCCCCGTGCACTTGCTTGCGAACTAGACCAGGTACGGGCTGACGAGGAGATCGTACTCCTTGAAGTTCGGGTTGCTCTCGCCGCCGGCCAGGTACTCCTTGAGCACCAGGTTTCGCGCTTCCACGCGGTGCGACGGACCGCATAAGATCAGATTCGGCTTGATGCCGAGCGGTTTGCCCTCATCACTCATCTGACCCATCATCGTGGTCATGTAGGTATCCACGTGCGCCGCCGTCAGGGTGTTCAGCGAACCGAAGGCGAGCTGGTAGAGCCCAAACCCCACGGCGCATCGAGCGTCGACGCCGTAGAGGTACTCATTGCGCTTGAAGACGTGCTCGTCCTTCGGCTGGTTGATCTGGACGAAGGTGTAGGCCTTCCGGGTCTGGTAGATGAAGGGCTTCAGCGGCCGTCGGGTGTCGAGCAGATACCAGAGGCCCGTGGCGCCAGCGCCGTCGTAGTTGTCGTACGTGGAGGCCACGCCAGCGACAATGATCGGATGGTCATCGTCAACGAAGCCCTGACCATCGTAGCAAAGCTCGGTGTGACCAAGCAGAGCCAACGCGCAAAGCATCTCATCTGGGTGCATCTTGGCCGAGTAGCCCATGTCCTGGAACAGCGAATCAAACACGCCAAAGGTATCGTCTTCCATTTTCGGCACAGGCACGCCGACGGTTGATTCGAAGTTCTTGTTGGCCAGCGAATAGTTGTTCGCGGCGACATTTTTGATGACCCTGTCGCCCAACCACTCACGCAACCTGGGGAACTGACCCAGGAAGGCGTAGAGGTTCGCTTCAGTCGTGCTCGGGATCTCGGTGGCGAACTTCGGCCACTCGGGTGTCGCACCATTGAACGAGCCTTTGAAGTTGTTCGCGTAGCGAACGAACAAGGCACCCAATCCTGCTGTGTTGATAATCATCTTTCAATCTCCTGCGGCTTGGCCGCGTCAACTTACGTTTTGCGAACGGTCGTCAACGCGACCGCAGAGTCCTCTCAGTGCTATGCCTGGGAAGCCCACACGCCGACACCACCAATGATCCACCAGGTATCCGTGCCGTCCGACACGACCGTGGTGTAGGCGCCTTTTGTCGAGGTGGCCTTGGTGTTGATCCAGCCCTTGCCCTTGACCTCACCCGAGGAGACCGCAGCGACGGTGCCCTTGATGTAGTTGTTAGCATCCGGGGCTATGTCGACTTCACATCCGGTAGCAGTCCCGATATTCTGCAAGGTCAGCACCATGCCCTTGTTGCCGGCCGCGCACGCAGGCAGGATCAAGGTCTTGCCATCGGTGGCGCACTGCACGACGCCGCCGCCATCCACCGCGGGATCGGTCGGCGAGTAGTCGGCCACCACTGTGGCGATGGGCCGCGAGCCCGTGACGGCGCCCTTGGCCGCAACCGTGGTCCCGAAGGTCGCGCCTTTGGTAACGACGGCGGAGTCGACGGTTGCCACACCACCGATGTTGGCGGCGGCGGTGACGTGGATGTGGTTCCACGTCGGCCCGTCGCCCGTGCCTAGCCCGAGGCTCGTGCACGCGGTGGCCGCGTCGGCCACATCGACCAGGTTGTTCGCTGCGAGCAACCCGCTGGAGGCAAAAACGTAATCCGGCCCCGTGGCCACCCACACGCCGTCGGCTTCAATGTCGACCATGACGCCGACCGGGCTCGTTGCTACGCCGCTTGCCTGCACTGATTGATCGTCGTGGATGTAGACGGTCGAGCCGATGCTCGTCTTCGTCAAGGCGCCGATGTTCACCCACTTCATCACACCCTGCCGAACCTTGATGTACGTGGCGCCGATGCCCCCCGTGTTGTTGACTTCCTCCAGAGCCATGCCCACGCACTTCTTGGAGACGGCCTCGGTCGCTGCCTCGGCGTTGCCGGCGGCGTTGAGGACAATCATCTGTCCTGCGTAGAGGTGGGTCGTCGCCGCCATCGGGTACGAATAATCGATGCCATCTCGGCACTGCGTGTTTCGATCTGCTGTCATTACCATCGGAGTCTCCTGACCCGCTCATCGGCGGGCATTGGGATCAAAGTTGAGCGGTTGCCTATGCTGCTGCAGCAGAGACGAACTGTGCCTTAGCCTTCAGGTAGTCCTCTTTGGACATTCCGCTGATTTTCAGTTCCTCGGCCGTAGCGATGGATACACCACCGCTGGCGGGCTGGCCCTTGTCGTCGAGGTTCGAGGGCGCGGCGATGACGGGAGCGCTGGCGATGAAGATTTTGAACTTCTCCAGCCCGCCATCCATCGAGCAGGTGCTCAAGTAAAAATCCTTGGATGCCGGCGCGACCTTACCCAGCTTCACGGCCTCGTCGATCGCATCGGCCACGGCCTTGTCATGAGCCGCCTTCTTCTCGTCCGTGATCTGCTTCTCGGCCGCGGTCGCGCGAGCGAGGGCCAGCTCGTAATCCGGGCGGGGCACGAACTTATCCAGCGAAGGATTGGAGGCCCTTGCGGTGGCAAGCTCGTCTTTCGACGTCTTGAGCTCCGCGGCGGCCTTGGCGCTG